GGGGCCAGAGGACTATGCCAACATAGGCAGAGAGATTGGCCTGACGTTTGAAGGCAAAGACTACACGTCTTTAGACGGTGGTGTTACATTGCCCACGGTTGGAGGGTCGGGTGCTCGGTATCTTCAGCTAGATAATCGCGCACGTTTGAGAAAAATAAGTATCGATCAGGAGTACAATGAGGAAGCCGATTGGAATTTGTTTCATGCCAAATTAGATCAGCTATCTAAACAGTTAGCTGAATACAAAATGTCTACAGACAAGTATGATTTTGTAGACATGATCGAGAAGTTTATCGAGCACGGTGAGACTCCTAATCTGGACTACTTGTTTATTGATGAGGCTCAAGACTTCACCCCTTTGCAGTGGGACATGGCAAGAAAGATAGCGGAAAAGTCTGAGTTTGTTTGGATTGCAGGGGATGATGATCAGGCTATTCACCGATGGACAGGGGTTGAGGTATCAGAGTTCAACAAAAGTTCTGACAATATCGAGGTTCTTAGTCAGTCGTACCGCATTCCCAAGTCGGTCCACCGACTCGCGCAATCAATATCTAAAAGAATTACTGGTCGGCATGAGAAGGTGTTCACTGCCCGTGAGGAAGAGGGCAAGGTAGAGTACGTTAACTACCTGTCTGAAGCTCCAATCCATGAGGGGTCTTGGACATTGATGGCAAGGACCAATGGGTATGTGTCAGAGATGGCGAACTGGTTACGAGGGCAGGGGTATAAATACTCACGCAACGGTAAGTCTAGTCTTTCCGAAACGTTAGTGCACAACCTATTGGCTTGGGAAAGCCTGTGTAAGGACGAGTCTATAACTTTGCCAGAGGTCAAAAGGATTTACGAGTCTGTAAAGAAACAAGGTGTAGATGCAGTTGTACGCCGAGGTTCTACGCAGTTGCTCGATGCCTTACCTGCAGAGACCATGTTATCTATGAACGATCTGATAAAAGATTACGGTCTGCTGAAAGATGCAGCTTACGGGGCGTATGAAATTTTTAACGTATCTGGTGCGGAGCAAGAGTACATCGACGCTATCTTTCGCAGAGGAGAGAATCTTCTATCAGAACCTCGTATCAAGGTATCGACTTTCCACGCTATGAAGGGCGGTGAAGATGACAACTGTATGGTTTGGACTGCTTCTACCAAGGCTTGCTATGACACTAGGTTTCCTGACGATGAACACCGAGCATTTTATGTTGCTATCACAAGAGCGCGGCACAATCTGTATATCCTACAATCCAGTAACAAGTATAGGTACACGCTATGAAAAGAGATAAAGTATTAGATCAGGCAAAAGAACTGATCAACGGGCAGAGAGCCAAGGACTATGGGGATGCCCACGATAACTTCTCGCGTATTGCTGACGGATGGAATATAATAGTACGAGAGGCACTACGCACTCATGGGTACATTACAGCGCAACATGTTGCGATCATGATGGATTGGGTTAAGTCCGCCCGTCTTTTGAACGGGCTAGATCATGAGGATTCTTGGATTGACAAGTGTGGGTATAGCGCCTTGGGGTCAGATTTTTCTGATCGAGAGAAAGAAATCTCTAATAGATTAGATAAGGTGCTAAATAAATGAGTCAGAAGTTTTTGTTTACAGAAGATAGCGGTGATTCCAGTGATCTTAATTACCAACTCAAAGGCGAGTTGAACGTGATTGAGACTGATTGGAACATACCAACTGAGTTCCCTGATCTTACAGGGTACAAGGAGGTGGCTGTTGATCTGGAAACAAAAGACCCTAACCTGACTACGCTCGGTCCTGGATGGGCCACGAACAACGGACATATCATTGGGATTGCTGTCGCTGCCGGAGAATACAAAGGGTACTTTCCTATGCGGCATGAGAACGGGCACAACATGGACCCGAGGATCACGCTCAAGTGGATCAAGAAACAGCTATCAGTTCCTGAGATGGATGTGATTATGCACAATGCAACCTATGACGCAGGTTGGTTGAGGGCAGAAGGTGTGGAGATTAAGGGCAGGATCATCGATACCATGGTGACCGGAGCCTTGGTTGATGAGAACCGTTGGTCGTTTGGCCTAGATGCTATGGCCCGTGATTATGCAGGGGTTCGAAAGAATGAACAGCTACTCAAGGCGGCGGCTGCAGATTTCGGAGTCAACCCTAAGTCTGAAATGTATAAGCTCCCTCCTAAATTTGTGGGAGATTATGCGGAACAGGATGCGGTAGCCACACTTAAACTATGGACTGCGTTAAAAGTTCATCTGGACAAAGAAGAGTTGTGGGATGTCTGGAACATGGAGACAGGATTGATCAGGTGTATCTTGGACATGAGAACTAAGGGTGTGCGTGTTGATCTTGATCGAGCCGATGAAAACAAAAAGGCTCTGCAAAAACAAAGCAAACTTCTTAGGGGGATGTTGGAGAAAGAAGCAGGGATGGAAGTAGACATCTGGGCATCTGCGTCTATTCAAAAGATGTTTGATAAGTTGAAGATGGAATATCCTCGCACAGAGAAAGGGGCTCCATCGTTTACAAAAAGTTTTCTTAACGAGCATCCGGAGAGAGTTGCACAGATATTAGTTCAGCTAAGAGAGTTCGACAAAGCCGACAGTACTTTCATTGATAGTATCCTGCGTCATGAGCACAACGGAAGAATCCACACTGAGCTACACTCTACCCGCAGGGATTCTGGGGGAACGGTTACCGGAAGATTTTCTTCCTCAAACCCAAACCTACAGCAACTTCCTGCTCGGGACCCAGATATCAAACGTTATATACGGGGGATATTCATACCAGAAGAGGGCCAGAAGTGGGGATCGTTTGACTACTCAAGCCAAGAGCCAAGGTTACTGGTTCACTTTGCTTCGTTAGTTCCGTCCACGATTCGCAATCCTATCGTTGATCAGATCGTTTCAGAGTTTAACACAGGGGATGTTGACCTGCATCAGATGGTAGCGGACCTTGCAAACATCACTCGTAAGCAAGCGAAGACGGTGAACCTTGGAATCATGTACGGTATGGGCGTGGCAAAACTAGCCGATCAGCTTGGGATTTCTAAAGAAGCAGCCAAGGATTTGATCAGCCGACACCACACGAAGGTTCCTTTCGTAAAAGGTTTGGCAGACCTTGCCACTAAGCAGGGAGATAAGAACGGTCAGATACGCACTCTAATGGGCCGTAGATGCCGCTTCCACCTTTGGGAGCCTGTGACATTCGGAATAGGCAAACCACTGCCCTACGACGAAGCTGTGAAGGAGTACGGGGGTCCTGGGGGCAGAGGCATACGCAGGGCGTTCACATACAAGGCACTGAACAAGCTGATCCAGGGATCAGCAGCCGATCAAACTAAGAAGGCGATGCTTGACTGCTACAACGAAGGACTTACTCCGATGCTTACTGTGCACGACGAGTTATGTTTTAGTATCGAGAGTGAAGAACAGGCATCTAAAATAAAAGAAATCATGGAGACCGGAATGCCTTTGGCAATCCCATCCAAGATCGACGTTGATATCAAAGACCATTGGGGAGAAATAGAATGATGGAACTAGAAGACATTAAAACTGTAGGTTTTAAACAAATGCATCAATTACAAATCGATGCCATCATAGACTACATAGCAGTCGCTATAAACTGTGCTGCAGCCCTTAAAGATAAAGAGGTACTAGCAGAAGTCGAAGCGGACTCAGACGAACTTATCAAACTCTTCGGGGGCAAAGGACTACATGTAGTAGTTACAGGAGAAGGGTTTACCTATCGGGAAATAGACGAGTAAACCTAACCGCGATTATTTAAGAAAGCGTTAGCCGCACGTTCCTCTGGATTACCGCCCAACAACTCAGGACTTACGGGCCCTCTGTTATTGGCTTGCAGTATTGGAGCTTGTGGCAAACTGCTTTGATCTAAATTTAAATACGGATTCGCAGGAGCAGGGTTGCTTGGAGCCTGCAAGTATGGGTTTGATTGTGGAGCCGAAGGAGTAATTTCAACAGGTTTTATCTCACGTCTGTCTTTAACTTTCGGATCAAGCGGAAGATTTCTCATGTTGTCCTGCACATTCTGGATTGCGTCTCGAGGTAAACTATCCAGGGCATCTACTCTTAGAAGCTTCTTATATGTGTCAGGTGTAATTTTAAATGGCTCGAACTCACCTCGCATAATCCCCTTGATACCACCGATGTTGTTCTCTTTAAGAGTTCTGCGGATTTCAGAATCTGAGATACCCATGGTCCGAAGGTCTTGAATCATACGGTAGTAGCCACGGTCATTGCGATACTTCGCCTCGTTAGCGTCTTGATAACCCTTCAACAGTTGTGCCGGAGTCACTCCAAAGTCATCTGTAAGGCTGTTGAACATCCGCTTCGCGTCAGTCTGTCCCCGTTGGAATCCGTAGGCTGCAAACCTAAGACCTTGCTTTGGATCAAACTCTTGCTCAGACACACCAGTAGACAACCTCGCAAGCTCCTGCTTCCAAGTTCTTTGACGTCCCATTTTGTCCTGAGAAGATATGGCATCGATGCCAAGTCCGTCTCCGACAAGACCGCGAACTGCGCGGCTGGCCTCAATCTTACCACCAGATATATCCGCGACAGCCAGAACGTTTGGGATCATTGTGTTCGCCACATGTCCTGACATCTTAAATAGTTTGGTAGCCCCATCGTCCTCGGGGTTGTACACTTGAGCCCCTGTAGATGTGCGCCCACCACGGTACGAGATATCTAAAAGAGCATCTGTTAGCATGGCTTCGTCTAAGAACGGAGCAAACGCCTCGCCCAATGTTCCGATACCTACATCCACGATCCACTGGTCAAGGTCTTTTCCTTCTGCCATCGCAGCGTCCGCTTCAGTAAGAGCGCGGTTGGCAAACCTAGACAGCACGTCATACGGATTCGAGGTACTGTAATTGATGTACTTGATCTTCCCGTCTTTTGTTCGACCTGTAGGAATCAGGGTTGCACCTTTCATCCAAGGTGCACCAAAGGATCTCTTAAACGCTTCCATCTCTTCTCGAGTCACGTCTGTCACAGCGTATGCCATTTCTAGCGCAGCGGCAGGAACAACTGCAGTAGTAGTTGCAAACCCGATCATACGCTGCCGACCTCTAGCCTGTATAGCAGGAATGTCTGAAGCCATATCATCCAAGCTTTGGCGAACAATATTAAAACTTGTACGATACATTTCAGCAGGGAACGTGATGAAGTTACCAAACGGCAGCTTTCGTCCAAGTTTGATAAACTCAGATGCACCTTTGTTATAGTTTGGCACAGTGTCCCGCACGATCTGTGCCGCGCGAGTCTTGATCAACTCATCCATATTGGCAGTTCCGTTTCGAATTGCTTGCTGCGATTCGATAGTAACATCATCCATATTCTTAGTCAGATACTTAATCTTGTCTGCTTCGGACGCTCCGTCC